TACTCGCGGCGAAAATGCAAGCCCGGAGCGGTCCTGCCCCCGACTTCCTAGTAATTTTCTGGACTACCCCCCCGGTGCCGACCGTCAGGCGGCAATCAGCACATAGAGCGCCGGCCTCGCGATTGGAGTCGCCGTAGCACCTCGCACCCGCGCCAGGATGCCCCGCCGAGCCGCTGGGAAGCCCGTGGAGCGCGTTCGGCGCCTCGCCCGGTCCTGGACAGCGGCGGCGGCCTCGCGCCGCTCCACGGGGCACTTGCGCCCGCGGCGTGCGTATGTTTCCCTTGGGCGTTCTCCTCCCCGTCCCGGCCCCATTGCCCTAGTAGATTTATGGGATGCCCCCCGGCGATGTCGTAATGGCGGACGGGATAGACCGCCGTCACGATGCCGCTCAGTGGATGATACCGATGCCAGACCTTGACCTTGATGCGGTCGCCGAGCGCGGGGGCGGTATCCATCGGTCAGGCCCCCTTTTCCACGGTGCCTGTTTCCACGAGGCCGGCATCGGCCGCCGCCATAAAGGCGCACTCGTAGGGATCGCTCGCCGTCGCGAACAGGGCGGCCATGTCGGCGTCATAGTCGGCAACCTGATCCGGCGTCATCGCAGGCGCATAGTCCGCGCCGCGCGTGTCGGGATGGAACCCAAGCCCGATCTGCGCCACCCATTTGGCGCAGATGGCGTGCGGATCGACAACGGTCGGGGTTTCCACGGGGTCGCGCCAGCGGTCGATCACCTGCAGGTCGCGGTCAGGATCGTCGCCCCATTCGGGCATGAACTGCAGGCAATTCTTCCACTCGTTCAGCCAGTCGAAATGCCGATCCATGCTGATCAGCATGGCGCGGACGCCCGCATCTCCCATGTCGACGATGGTGCCGGTTTCGCCGGCCGGCACGATGCCGTTGAGGAAACGGTCGACCGGAACGGTCAGGCGCACGCGTTGACCAAGCTTCAAGGTAGGCATGTCTTTTCTCTCCTAAGCGAACCGATGGCGGTTGAAGACCGCTGGCAGGCCAACAAGCGCCGCCGCGAAGAGGACGAGGCTGATTTCGATCGGGCGGAAATTGATACGACGCCAACGTGAAGGTGCGGGTATCATGGAAACAGGCATCGTGGAAACAGGAGGAAGCATGCACGCCTATGCGCTCTATGCCTTGAAGCATCCCGTCTACGATCCGCTGACCATCCCGCGAGGCGATTACTATTGGCGCGTCGGCTATCGCAGTTTCGCCCTCACGGTGAACATCGGCATGGAATGAGCGCGCTATGCCGGCGGGCGACCCTTGTGGCAGATCAGCGTGTCGCTGTGGGGCCGCAATCGCCAGCCGGTGCCGGTACTCCGTTGGAGCCCAGCGCAGCGCGCTGATGTGCTGGCAGCTCGTGATCAGGTGATGCGCGGGCTGGGCACGGACGAGGCGTTTTACGAGGAAAGCATGGTCGATGTGCTCGGCCCTGCCGCCATCACCTGCAACTGGCGCAAGCCGCTGCGCCTCGACGAGATCACGCGTCTCGCGCCGACGCCGGACGTGAGGGCGCGCCCCGGGCGGCCGTAACATTTCGGTCCCGTGAATTCACCATCCGTGGAAACAGGGCGAGGGGTATCGTAGAAACAGGAACCCCTCGGCCCTGCGTGATGGACCCATGCCCCGACCCAGCCTGCGCTCTTTGCCCTCCTCCTCCCGCGGCGACATCGAGGAGCCGTGCTGGGCGGACCTGATCCCCGACCAGGACGACGGGGAGAGCAACGAGAACTGGCGCAGGATGGCGCACGAGGAGTGGGGGCGGGTGCTCTCCTGCCTGCAGGCTGCCGGGACGCTCGGGCGCGAGGACCGCCACCAGCTGCAGCGGCTGGTCATCGCCTATGTCCGCTACAATCGGGCCGCCTCGAAACTGTTCGCGACCGGCGAGACGCGCGGCAAGTGGCAGTTCGAGCTGCGGGCGGCCGACACCGACGCCCGCGCCGCCGAGGTGGAGCTCGGCATGCCGCCGAGGCGGCGCTCGCAGGCTGTCCGATCCCGCAGCACGGAGAAGCAGGCGCAATCGGCCCATGGCGCGAGCCGCTACCTCACGGTCTGATCCGACCACCCGCTTTGCCCGCGACGTGGTGGCGGGCAAGGTTGTCGCGGGGGATCTGATGCGGCGCGCCTGCCGGCGGCACCTGGACGACCTCGAGACGGGGCACGAGCGCGGCCTGGTCTGGCGTCCCGACAAGGCGCGGCATGCGCTGGAATTCTTCCCGTCCGTGCTGTCGGTGACGGCGGGCGCGATGGCGGGGAAGCCGTTCGAGCTGCCGAGCTATACGGCCTTCGTGGTGGGGAGCCTGTTCGGCTGGCATCGTGGAAACAGGGACCGTGGGAACGGGCCGGAACTGCGCCGCTTCCGCACGGCGTGGATCGAGACCGGCAAGGGGCAGATCAAGGCCTTGGCGCTCGATACGCCGATTGCCACGCCATCCGGCTGGACAACCATGGGCGAACTGAAAGCCGGCGATCAGGTCTTCGACGAGCGCGGCGTCCCCTGCAATGTCATCGGAGCGCATGAGATCCGCGACGATGGCGAATGTTATGCCGTTCGTTTGGACGATGGTTCCGAAATCACTGCGGAGGCTGGGCATCTCTGGCAAACAGAGATGCGCAAGTCAGGCTCGGCAGATCATGGAGCAGCCACGCGTGGTGTTCCCCTGGCAGAGCGGGGCGGCTGGCGGAACGGCCTGCATACGACTGCCGAGATCGCAGCCACCCTTAGATACAAGAATGGAAATTACCAATCCATCAACCATAGCATTCCTCTGACCGGACCTCTCGATTTGCCATCGGCCGATCTGCCGGCACCGCCTTATGTTCTCGGCTGCTGGCTGGGAGATGGAGACAGTGACACGTTACGGATCACCGTTGGCGATCACGATCACGAAATCCTGCGTCACTTGCAGGACGAGCGCATTCGCGTTGGCGAGCGTCGTGGCGGCCATCAGCACGCCGGACGGTATCAACTCAGTTGGCCGAACGACTACAGCGGTCAGCGCACAGGATCGCTGGCAAGCAGATTCCGATCGCTGAACGTCATTGGCAACAAGCACATTCCGGCGATCTATCTGCGGGCTTCGCGCGATCAGCGCCTTGCTCTTCTCCAAGGTCTCATGGATACGGATGGAACCATTGCCCATGATGGTCAGTGCGCAATCTCATCGAAATGGCTGCGGCTGGCTGAGAACATCCGTGATCTGGCGATCTCGCTCGGTCTCAAGGCAACTCTGAATTCTGGCGCCTCGAAAATCTCCGGCCGATATGTCGGCCTGTACCATCGAGTTGTATTTTACGCCCCCGAGACACTCCCTGTCTTCCGGCTGAAGCGAAAGGTCGTGAGGCAGGCATCGAGGCACGATCGCCGTCGATTGTCGGGCGATCACCGCATCGTCGCCTGCGAGCGTGTGCCGACCGTCCCTGTTCGCTGCATATCTGTGGACTCGCCGTCGCAGATGTTTCTCGCCGGACGCTCGCTGGTGCCAACGCACAACAGCCCGCTGCTCGCCGCCCTCGGGCTTTACCTGATCGGCTTCTGCGACATCCCGCGCGCCGAGGCCTACGCCATCGCCAAGGATCGCTTTCAGGCGAACGTGCTCTTCCAGGACGCCGTGGCGATGTGTCGGGCGCCCATCCCGGGCGAGCGCACCAGCCTCGAGGACCGGGGGGTCATCGTGATCCGGGGCTTCGGCAACAACGCGTGGCGACTGGAGCACATCGCGTCAGGGTCGAAGTTTCAGGCGCTGGCCGGCGACGAGGCGGTGGCCGGACCGCGCCCCGTCTACGTGGCGGCCGACGAAATCCACGAGTGGAAATCGGGCAAGCCGCTGGAGGACTGGAAGGCGGCGCTCGCCAAGATGCCGGGCGATTCGCTGCTCGCCATGGGGACCAACACGCCGGCCGCCGACCAGGTGCTCGGCACCGACCTGTCCGAGCACTACCAGAGAATCCTGCGCGGCGAGTTCGCCGAGGATGCGAGCTTCGTACTGATCGCGCGCACCGATCCCGACGACGACCCGATGAACGACGAGACGTGCTGGCCGAAGGCGCTGCCCTGCCTCGGCCTCACCTATCCGATCGAGAATGTGCGCGATCGCGTGGTCGCCTCGCGGAACCGGGTTGCCGACGCGCTCGCCACCAAGCGCTTGTATTTCGGAATCCCGGTCGGGACCTCGGAATACTGGATCGACCTCGACGCGTGGGAGGCGGTGCAGGGCCGCGTCGACTGGCAGGCGATGCGCGGCTACCCCTGCTTCCTCGGCATGGACCTGGCGCTGAAAAACGACCTGACGGCGCTCGCCGCGTGCTGGCAGATCGACGACGACCGGCTGGCGGTGGCGGTGCTCTACTGGAAGCCGCGCGATGGCGACGGCGGGCTGGTGGCGGCCTCCCGCACCGACGGCGCGAGCTACGTCGACTGGGCGGAGCAGGGGCTGATCACCGCCATCCCCGGCCGCAGCATCGAATACGAGTTCGTGGCCGCCGAGGTGGAGCGCGTGGTGGCCACGCAGGACGTCGTGATGATGGCCTTCGACCCGGCGCATTCCGGCGAGTTCCGCAAGGCCTGCGACCGCATCGGCTTCCAGACCTGGGTCTATGACGAGAAGGAGACGAGCGGCACCGGGCTCCAGATGAGAATTCATGGGCAGGGCAAATATGGCATGAATTCCAAGAACATCCTCTGGATGCCGCGCTCGCTGCAGATCCTCGAGGACAAGATCCTCGCCGGCGAGATCGTCATCGATGAGAACCCGGTGACCAAGTGGTGCTCGGGCAACGCGGCCGTCGAGCCGGACGCGCAGGGCAATCGGTGGTTCAGTAAAAAGCGGTCGCGCGGGCGCATCGACGGGCTGTCCGCGATGGCCATGGCGGTCGGCGCCGCCACGCATGTCGACACGAGCCCGAAGCTCGAACTCGCCGCGATGATCTTCTGATCTTCTGAAGGAGAGGCGTCATGCCTGAACTCCAGTACCGGGTCGGGCCTCCCGACCGGGTCGGGATGGATTTCGTCATCTCGACCGGCACGCGGGACAGCCACGGCACCCGCATCAACCCGGGCGGCTGGGTGCTGACCCGCTTCCTGACCAATCCGGTGGCGCTGGCCGCGCATGGGCGCGACAGCTCGCTGCCGATCGGCTCGTGGGAGGACATGCGGGTGGAGGGCGGCCGGCTGGTCGGCCGGCTGAAGCTTGCCGCGCAGGGCACGAGCACCCGCATCGACGAGATCCGCAGCCTGATGGAGCAGGGGTTCCTGCGCGCCGCCTCCGCTGGCTTTGCCGTGCTGAGGCAGGGCAAGCCGGGCGTCGACGAATACGATTACATGCAGCAGGAGCTGATCGAGGCGAGCGTCTGCGCCATCGGCTCCAACCCCGACGCGCTCCTGCAGCAGGCGCGGGCGCTTGGAATTTCACCAGATACCGTGACCGGCCTCCTCAGCGAGCATGCTGTGACGGGAGCGCGGGTCAGGTCCCCCGGCGGGCATGCCGACACATCGCATGCAAGGTTCACGACAGTGGAGACCATTTCCCAGAAAGTGCAGAGGGCCGAGACGGATCTGAACGGGGCGCGCGATGCGCTCTCCGCGCATCTCGCCGACGACAATGCCGATTCCGAGGCAACCGAGCAGCTCTCGGCCGCAGTGGAAGCCTATGAGCGGCATCTCACCTCCATGAAGCGGGCCGAGAAGGCGCTCGCCGCCCGTGCCGGAAGCGAGGAGCCTCCGGCCACAGAGCAGATCCTCGTCCCCGCCATCCGGCGACCGCTCGGCATCAAGATGCGCGAGCCGAAGCCGCACGAGCTGATCTACCGGGCGGCGGCCTGCGCGTTGCAGGCCTATGTGACGAGCAAGGACCCGATCAAGGTCTTGGAGGAGCGTTACGGCGACCACGAGGCGACCCAGATCGTCACGCGCGCCGCCGTCGATCCGGCCAAGACGTCGGTGGCCGGCTGGGCGCAGGAGCTCGTCGAGGAGGCGACGACCGACTTCCTCGCAACGCTCAGGCCCATATCGATCTTCCCGCGCCTGGCGGAGCTCGGCCAGCCGCTGACTTTCGGGCCGGGACGCGCCTCGATCCGCGTCCCCTCGCGCGCCACGACGCCGTCCATCTCGGGCTCGTTCGTGGCGGAAGGCGCGCCCATTCCGGTGCGCCGGCTCGGCCTGACCTCGATCACGCTCTCGCCGCACAAGCTTGGCGTGATTTCGGTCTTCACCCGCGAGATGGCGCGCTACTCGAACCCGCAGATCGAGGGGCTGCTGCGTCAGGAGATCAATGCCGACACGGCGATCACCATCGACACGCTGCTGCTCGACGCCACCGCCGGCTCGACCACGCGGCCCGCCGGCCTGACCTTCGGCATCTCCGCCATCACGCCGTCGGCGGCGGGCGGCTATGCCGCCATCCTGGCGGACATCAACGCATTGGCGGCGCCCTTCGATGCCGCCAACGCGGGCCGCAGGCTCGTCCTCATCATGAACCCGCGCGAGGCGCGGGCGCTCAACATGGCGCCCGGCCCCGACGGGACCTTCGGATGGGCGGCGGGCTTCATGTCGGAGTTCACCGTGCTGACCTCCACCACGGTGACGCCCGGGCGGCTGGTCATGATCGACGCCGCCGATCTGGTGACGGTGAACGGCACGCCGGAATTCGACGTGTCGGAGCAGACGGTCCTGCACATGGAGGACACGACGCCGCTGAACATCGGCACGCCCGGTGCCCCGGCGACGATCGCCGCGCCCGCGCAGTCGATGTTCCAGACGGCGAGCCTCGCGCTCCGCATGCTGCTCGACACGACCTGGGCCATGCGCCGCGCAGGGATGGTGCAGTACATGACCGGCGCCAGCTGGGCGCCGGCCCCGTAATGCGTTGATTAGCGAAGGGGGCCGGATCTCCCGGCCCCCTATTTCAGGAAAGGCCACGCAAATGGCAGACACCAAGCCGATGACCGCCGACGAGCAGAAGGCGGCCGAGCAGCAGCAGAAGGCCGCCGAGCAGAAGGCGGCCGGCAAGGCTGTTTCACGTGAAACGTCGGACAAGGACGCCGAGGATCTGACGCCGCAGCCGACGCAGGCCGAGGCCGACGCCATCAAGCTGCAGGGCGGCCAGCCGCGCGACGGAAAGCAGGAGCGCGACATGGCGGGCTCTGGTAGCCAGTCCTACAAGACCCGCTGATGATCAACTGGCTCACAAGCCTGTTGCGTCCCTCGGCGGTTCGCGCCGCCGAGGGCGCCTATCGGCCCGGCCCCTACTTCCTCTCGGAAGGCTGGCTGCCGGCCAGCGCCGGACGCTATTGGAACTGGTGGCAAAGCGGCCACTCGCTGCAGCCCTACAGCCAGTGCAACGCCATGGTCGAGGCCTGCATCTCGGCCTACGCGCAGACGATTGCGATGTGCGCCGGCGACCATTGGAGAACGCTGCCGAATGGCGGGCGCGAACGGGTGACGACATCGGCGCTGAGCCGCATCCTGAAGCATCCGAACGACTACCAGTCCTTCTCGGACGTGCTGCTGAATCTGGTGCGCAACCTCTACGCCAACGGCGAAGGTTTCGCCGTGCTGCTGCGCAACAACCGCACCGAAGTGGCCGAGCTTCACCTCGTCCGCCAGGGCAAGGCGCTGATCGCCGAGGACGGCAGCATCTTCTATCAACTGCAGGGCAACGAGGTGCTGGAGAAGCGGGTGAGCCTCGCCAATCCGGTTCCCGCCCGCGACGTGCTGCATGTGCGCCTGCACACGCCCCGCCATCCGCTCAAGGGCGAAAGCCCGATCCTGTCCGTGGCGCTCGACATCGCCATGTCGGGGGCGATGCTCGACCAGCAGATCATCTTCTACCTGAATCAGGCCAAGCCGAGCGTCATCCTCTCGACGGACGAAAGGCTGACCGGCGAGCAGACCGTCGAGCTGCGCCGGCTCTGGGATCTGCAGACCAAAGGCGAGAATCAGGGCGGCACGCCGATGCTCGGCTGGGGCATGAAAGCCCAGGTCGTGACGACGACGGCGCAGGACGGGCAGATCGCCGACCTCCTGAAGATGTCCGAGCAGAACGTGGCGCTTGCCTTCCGCATGCCGCTGCAGGTGCTGGGCGTCGGCGGCACGCCGTTTGCCTCGACCGAGGCGCTGATGCAGTCGTGGATCGCCTCGGGGCTCGGCTTTGCCCTGAACCACATCGAGGAGGCCTTCGGCGTTGCCTTCGGCCTCTCAGGAATGCCGACCGAATATGTCGAGTTCGATACCGGGGCGCTGCTGCGCTCGGCCTGGCGCGACCGCATCGAGGCGCTGGCGCGCGGCGTGATCTCGGGCATCTACGCGCCCGACGAGGCCCGCGCCGACCAGGGCCTGCCGGCCGTTCCGGGCGGCTTTGGCGTGGAGCCTCGGGTTCAAGCCCAGGTCGTACCATTGAGTGCGTGGTCGCAGGCACAGCCGAAGACGCCGGTTCCCGATTCCGCGCTCGCTTCACCGTCTATGCCCGTCAAGGAGGACGACGAAGAGGACGATGCTGACACGCGAATGCTAACGCTTCTGACAACTATTGATCATATCGGATCTGAGCATGCCGCCCTTGCTCTGCGGTCGTCGCCCAGCGGCAATTCGCGGGTTCGTAATGGCCATCGTTATTGATCCGATCGATGGATAGGTGATCGGCGTAGCCATTGGCTTTTGCCCAATCGCGAAATGGCTCGAATCGGTGCCACTCCTCGCAGATCTTGATGCCGCGTCCGCCATAACGGCGAAAGGCCTTGCAGTTGGGATTGTAGCATCGCGTTTTCATGCCGCGCCAAATTCGAGACAGCCGAGTGTGACTCTCCCCATGCGTTTGCTTCTGAATGAACCAATTGTCTGACCTCCAGCAACCGCAGGACTTCGTATGGCCACCCCTCAGAAGCTTTCCGATGATGGTGGTTTCCTGACCACAGGAGCATCGGCAAAGCCATGTAGCCTTTCTATCTCTGCTGCCCGCGCGCGCGAGCACGGTCAATCGACCGAATGTTTGGCCAGTGATATCGATGGGGTTGGGCATGTCGACCTCTGACAAGGTTGCCACGTCAAGTAACGGGTCGGCGCTCCAACGCTGGCCCGTTGCGCATTCTACCACAGGGGGACACATGAGTAAGCCGTTCAGTTCGGCCGAAGTGGTCCATGCCGTGGGGGTCAAGATCGCGGAACTGCGGCAATCCGTTATTGATGGACAGCAAAAACTCGACCAGCGGCAGGAATTGTTTGAAGCGAAACTTATCTCTGACATCACTCAACGGATCGCCGATCTCTGTAGCGCAACGCTAACCCTTGAAAGGGTGCTCTCTGAAGCGCGGGAGCGGCTTGCGGCACTAAAAGACGGTGCCCCAGGCGAGCCCGGACCCGCAGGTGAACGCGGAGACAAGGGCGAGCGGGGTGAATCAGGCGCGAACGGCGAACGCGGAGACAACGGCGCACCTGGTCCCTCCGGCCCTCCCGGCGAGCGCGGAGAGCGCGGAGAGCCCGGAGAACCCGGCGTTTCCGGCCCTCCAGGCCTCCCCGGCGACAAG